TAAACGATCCAGTAAATAAATCCTATCGCCAGCATTACAGCTGCGACATCTAAGCCAAGATCTCTTAGTTCTAGCCATGTATTCATGTTGCTCCCTTACATATACACAGGCGGTCTGTGCATACATAAATTATGACCTAAATCAAGGACGCTTGGTTATTTTCTTTCGGCGTGTTTTATAACGATTAGATAACGCCAATATCCTCAAGATCATCGATATGGTCATCAATCGTGCGATCGTGATAGTCGGTTTCACGCCCCATAATACCTTTTATTGTATCGGAAAGAGCCATCATGGCTGACTGGTACAAGCTCAACTGAATGGCCACCTTTACCAAAACTGAGCACAACAAAGCCCATATTCCAGTCGCCTGATGCATATTTTAGATAACTCGCTTTATTTTTTTGATCCATGAGATGACCGGCCTCAATACCCCAAATCGTTGAATAACGGCCGTTTAAGCCAGTTTGGTGTCGGACTGCACCCTGCCTATGCGAATGCCCACAAACGGTGTTCATTTGCCATTTTTTGGCCAAATTAAGGGCAGTTATACCGGCATGCTTAGACATATTGCCCTCATCACCATGAGCGAGGAACCAATTTTTTTCAAAGGCAAAACCTCGGCGGTGGAATTTAATGCCAAGACTTGAGAAATCCATAAACCGTTCGTAAGTCAATTCAGGCAACCCGATCAATGATGGGGCACCTTTAAGCAAGGTAGTGTAAAGACGATCCGTATGATTTGATCTGACTATATCTGTTGTGCCTAAATCAAATAATATGTCTTGGGCTAAAGATCTCTCCTGATCTAATGTTTCTGCAAATTCTAACTTAGTGCCTTTTACCCAACGACTTTGTGAAGTAAAATCTAGTTCATCACCACAATTCAATACAAAATCAAACTTTTCGTGTTTGGACATTTTGATTAAGTTGGAAACTGCTTTTGGGTGGTGTAGAGGGATTTGGAGGTCAGGCACCACTAAATACCTACGGTTGGCTTTAATTAATCGTCATCCTCATCGTCAGTTGGATCAATGGAAGGAATAATCCCGCCATCGCCTACGATCCAATTTGGAAAAGTCTTTTGCTCAGTCATAAGCCAAAAGGCATGTTCAGGCGTAAATCCTGCTTTTCTGGCTGCTTTGTAGCATTCGTGTAGAGCCATGTAATGTTGATCGATCTTTGTTAATGGCTCAGGAGTTTGGCGAACGATACGACGATTAATCTTTTTTCGTTTAGATGGTTTTCGTGTGTTCGCCATGACAAAAATTATCGCTTACTGATTAAGACAAACAGATCATCGACACGCTGTTCAAGTCTTGTAATTTGATCTTTCATGCTTGTGCCTGAATTCGGCTTTAGTTCTGCTAAGTAAGATTTAATAACCCAACGCAGACCCATAAACAAACTGCCTGTTACGGCGCATACGCCAGAAGCGATAGCGACCCAATCGTTTGGCGTCATTTCGCATTGATTCCGTAATCAGCCTCTTTGCCAGACTTTGGATCGAGTGCCTTGGCAATAGGTGCTACAACTGCTCCAAGCAATGTTGCATAAGCTGGATGGATGTCAGCAACAATGGCTAATGCCACAGTAATACCGGAAGCAGCCACAGCTCTTAAATAGGACTTAATTGCTGCCTTGTGTTTATTTGATAGTTTCATGCTTTGCCTCCTAGTAGTGGTATGTGAAAAAAGTCTGAGTTGTTATCTTGATTTTTTTTGAAACTGACATGGATATGGTGGTTGTGAGGATTAAAACCTTTGTATTTGCGCCAACGCCAACCAAGCACCGGACTAGCAATTTTACCTAAATGGATAACATAAGATATGCGTCCATGGGTTTTCCCATACTGTCGAATCTGATCTGCCAAATATGCTGAATCCCCTCGGTTGTCAGATAGGCAAGCGTCAATGTCAATTGCCCTAACAACAAATTTGGCTTTTGGGTCGGGTATGTGATCCGATTTACCTGCCTGTTGATGACGCAAATCAGCGATCCACCCATCAGATTTCCTGCTGCGACTTGAGTAAGTATCATCAATTTGCTCACGCAATTGCACAGCTGCTTTAGATAACCAAGGCTTCATAATCTTAAGAGTTTGTGCCTAAGCGTTAGGTTTACCTAGGCTCAGTCCTTCTGGAATAGGCTTGCTGTAATCCCATTTGGCTAGATATTGAATCCCATCACCATCATCTTTTAATTCAATTGATCCAGATATAAATTCCGAATCATTGATTTCTGGATAAGTTTGTTTAATTACATCAAATAAATTCATAATTATGCTCCTAGGTATTGTGCGCTAAAATTAGATGAACCATCGTTTCCACCCAAATTGTTGCTGATATTTACCGAAGTTCCACTTGTTTGAATAGTAAAAAGTTCTACATAATCTCCAACAGCAAGATCAAAAATAGTTGAACCAACCAAAACTGCTCTATCACCTGTTGCTGCGGATGCCCAATTTAGATAAAACTTTTCAGTTCCATTTATTCTGAATGTTGCTGCTCTAATTCCAGTTTGATTTGCTGCATAATCTACTGCACCAGTCAATAAGTATTTTCCAGCTTTACCTGATGGAACTGTAAATCTAGTTGGATTTGGCGAAAGTGTCCAAAAACTGTCAGTATCAAATGATTCAACATCAAAACTTACAGCAGTCCAAGTGCTATTTGAAATTGATTGAGTTGCCTGTCTTGACATTTTAACGCCAACAAAAGATGGAGTGCTAGAAGCTGCCGCCCATTTTACTCCAGAAGTTTCTGCACTATCAGCTGTTAATACATGACCATTTGTTCCAACTGCAAGTCTTGCAGGAGTATCAGCAGCAGTTCCAACAATTAAATCTCCCTTAGCATCAATAATTGCATTTTGAATTGCATTGGCATCATCTGATGTTACCCATTTGAAATCCATGTCAGTATTGGAATTTTTTGCCAATACCTGATCCGTTGTGCCACCTTTAAGATCGACCAAAGATGTATCAATGGCTGAACCAAGTGTGCGGATAGCAGCTGCACCATCCTTAACCAGATCTGTGTCGTCCGGTGTTTCCCAATTAAAATTTGTTGTGTTTGCCATATTAGGCTACTACTCCTATCGCATTTTCCCATGTAAGTGTACCACTTAGAGTGTTCCATGCCTCTGAGGCTGATACCTGCTCCCATTGAAGTGCTACTGTAGAGAATTCGATCGGACTCAGATTTATGGTTAAAAATAATTCGTTGAATCTCGTGCTCCAACGCCAGCCTTCCACATATCCCTCAAATTGTTGAGTTGGGGCTATCTGAACCGGCAAGTCTGTAATTCTCATTGGCTGACCAATAAAGATCCCAAGTAGGGCATCTCGATCAGCGTCATCAATGGCTGAGTTAGTTAATGGGAATGTAATGCTGTCAAATAAAGCTCTTGGATAGGATCTAAGGGAAATATATCGATCAGCCACAGCTTGAGCATCGATAGCATCATGCAAAACTGTATTTATAGTTTCACCTCGGTAACCAAAAATTTCAATGCTGTCTAAATCTATGGTGCTGACCTGTGAGCCGAAATTGTTGCCATAATTAAGGATTATGTCATTGCGAACATCTGCACCTCTAGTCAAAACTTTTAATCCTGCACCAAAGGCTGTGTTTGCTGAAATCTCGGTGTAACCATTATTGGCAAGATAATTCTGTCTATGTAAAGCATCGGCATATCCAATGCGACCTTCGTTATCCTCATACAAGACACCAAATGCGCTGTCAGCAATAAGGCTTGCAATGTTATAGACAGTATCTGGATTTGCCCCTCGATTTGTTATTTCATAAACTCCAGGACGATCGATTTCACCAAGTCCTAGATTTTCAGCATTTGCCCAAGTAACTGTTGGGTCATAACCTGACCAAGTTTCAGATGCTGGTAATTCATTCCAATTGTTAAAAAATAAATCAGAAAGCAATTCATAAATTTGATCGCCGTCATCATCTCTAGCCAATGTTCCTTCATAAATAACCTTTGGCAACTTAGCTAATGATCCTAAAGCAATGATCGTGTAACTAAAGGTTTCAGCAATGCTGCTTGCTGATGCAACTTCGGTTGTAATGTCAGTAATGTTTCCACCAAATAAAGTCTTGAAAGCGTTAGTGCTGTCTTTGACTTGTAAGGCTATTCCATCATTAATTTGCAAATTGTAATTTTCGTTATTCAAAGCCACCAATGTAATCTGAATATAAGATGGGGTTGGTTGAGCGTAGATATCCTCACGACCTGCCTGATGAGCTATATCAGAAATGGCAACATCGGTGTATTCCACACCATTAATGCTCAGCTTATATTCAGGCGTAAAGACTGACATTATCTCGCTCTAGTAATGCCGCTGTTGTAAAGTTGTGGAACTGATCTTGATGAACTCTGGTTGATTACCTTAGCAACGGCTCTTGCAGCACCTTCACCATCTATTGCTTGAATCGAAATGTTATTGATAGTTGTGCCAGCCCTTGCTGCTGCAGCACGCAATTGTGCTTCTGTGGCTGCTGATCTATCTGAATCTGACGATCCACCGCCGCCGCCGCCACCGCCGCCGCCACCGCCGCCGCCACCACCGCCGCCGCCAATTGGAGGTATATTTGGCAAAATTGGGATGGAGTTATATCTAGCGATTAAAGCATTAATTGCAGCAATTGCAACATCTACTGCTGTTTGAATTCCTGAAATAACCTTGCCAATAATGTTTGTAACCTCACCCGCAATAATTCCAACAGTCTTTAATGCAGCACCTAATGTGCCAACTAAAATGGGAATTACAATATCAACAATAAATTTGCCAAACGCATCAAAAGCTTCTTGGTTGTCCTTAATTGCTTGTTTGATTGGATCAAAATATGCAGCAAATTCTTGTAATCTAGGAACTACTTGATTAATAATTAAATCAACAAATTTTTCAACAAATGGAAGTAGTCGATAACCGATTTCCTCTTGCGCTTCGGCAAAGGCTTGCTTTAATCGATCAATTCTGCCTTGGAATGTTTCAGCGTTTGCAGCTGCTGCGCCACCATAAAGATTGGTCAATGCCTTTGTAGTTTCGGTAAAGTCCATTGCTTTTGCATCGGCTTGAGTAATACCAATACCAAGTCTAACTAATCGTGTATCTTGTCCTTCATAGGCTTTTGATAATGCCTCGACAACTGTGCCAAGTTCTTTTCCAGTTCCTTTTGATATATCAATTGCAAGGTTAAGCAGTTTTTGAGATTGAGTTAAATCTTTAGTTGAAACAGACAGCCTCTGAAACGATGCTCGCAAATCATTGTCAGTTATGCCTGTGGCTAATTGAGTTGATCGTATGTAGTCCTCAGTTGCCTCAATTTGGGCATTTGTAGCACCTGTGGCAGTCTTTAAGGCAGCAGCCAACCTTAACTGTGCCTGTTCATCCTCTATCGCTGATTTGACCCCATCAACGGCTAATTTGCCTGCATAGGCGACAGCAGCAGCAGCAGCAACAGCAAAAGCAGCAGCAGCCTTTTTACCAAACTCTGAAATTTTACTGGCGTTGGTTTCAACCGCCTTGTCGGCTTCGCCTAACTTCTTTTTAAGATCATCAACATCAGCGAGAATTGATAACTTGAGCGTGCGACTACCGGTTGCCATTAGACCCATTCCTTAATAATGCGATCAAAACTTTGTTCCCATTTGTTAATCAATTCAGGCTGAATTCTGCGAAGGGTAGGATAGATAAACCATCCACGACTACCTCTGCCTTGCCGTCCTGAATATGAAGGGAATTGTTTGTATTTATTTGAACCAAACTCAATACCACCCCATAGGGTTTGCGTAGTAGCACCACCTGAAAACTTCTGTCTTGCGAAACCATAACTGAATTCACCGATTTTGCTTGACTTTGAAATGCTAACTCCGTCCGCAACTCTTTGCGCAACTTTGCCAGACTTTGTTCTGCCTTTAGCAGCTTGTTTAATTTCCTCAGATGCAAAATACGCCAAAGCAGCAGACTGCGATCTTGCTTCCTCAGTAGCCTGATCGTCCATGAGTTTGAAAGCCTTGTAGATATTGCGGAGATCAGTTTTGTTATATGCAATGGTTTCAGTTGCCATTCCTTTTCTCCAATATCTCGATCGCCGTTAAAATGTCCTCGCCATCAACCCATTCGCTCATTGGTATGTGAGTTGCAATTGCTAACTCCACCAATAATCTGTTTAGGCTTCCTGCTTTGTGGCTTTTGGGTCTGCATCACCAACAATGACATCGGCTACAGTTTCCATCCAAATATCCATTGGTTTGATGGGTTTACTTCCGGCGACTTCACGCTTATGAGCATGATAAGCCAGAAACATAAGATCCCAAATGCCCAACTTTTCGGATGCCTGACCAATGGTGTTTCCTGTCTGCTTTTCCCATTTTGCCCACTCAGGTGGTTGGGCAATGTAAGTTGCTTGCTCACCTGAGTTATATTCAATTGTAATTGGTAACTTCATTTGTTTGCTCCCGTTTTATATTTTAACTAAAGGTTTCGGTTACTGCACCCTTAGATACTGTGAAGGTGAATGATACTGTCTGAGCATCAATACCTGAACCACCGGCAGTTGGAAACTCTGGCTTTACTGGAAACACAAATTGTGCTCCTGATGCAGCTGTGAGTGTCATGCTGATATCTGTATCTGGTGCGGTTTCAGCAGCTGTCCATAGAGCCTCGCAAACTGAGTTTGCCTTGCCCCAGTCAGCCAACATATCCAATTGGAATGTTCCTGAAATGTTTGTGGTCTTGTAAGCCTCGCCCTCCATGGTCTGATAAACCTGACGCTCATTGACCTTGGTTAGAACTGCGTTTGTCGCTTGTGCTTGAATATCTGTTCCACCTGTGAAAGATAAACCAACATCACGACCGGTAATTACGACTGTTGCCATGATTTCTCCTTATGCTGTTTGTGTGTAGTAGGTAGATACTCGAACATCTGCGATAAGCAGCGTTGATGCACCAACTTGTGTAACTGTCGGTCTTTCAACCGAGCTGACGATATATCCTGCTGGGATAACTGCCAGAACACTCATTATTAATTGCTCGATATTGTCGAGCGATGCTGGGTTGCTGTTATATGCAACTGCAACTGAAATTGTAAAATTGATCTTTGTATGAATTGTAGATTTGTTAATTGTTTCCAATTCAAGATATGGTGAATCCGGAACCAAAACCACAGCTGGTGGAATCACCGACTCTGGAACGAAACTATAAACATTTCCCGCAACACTAGCCAAGGCAGTTGCTAAAGGTGTGCGAATGCTGGAAAGAATTGTGCTTGGCATTTATTGAGCCAAACTCTCGGTATCCATGTATGAGCCAAGTAAGCCCACGCATTTATTAAATAATGATCGACCCATTCTAAATGGTGTTGGAGAAAAATCTACTCCTTCGATTTGTCCTCCGCCGGCAAGTCTTGCTTGAAAAACTTCGACTGAAACGGTATAGACGGCTGACTGAACAGCTGCGTTTCCAACATAAGTTGATGCGCCAGAAAGGGTAGCAACTCCGGATGGGATGACATTAGCTTCGAGTATATCGGCATTAGTGATCGATGCTGAAAAGGTATATTGTCCAAGATTGTCTGCCAGCACAACTCTTGTTCCGTTGTAAGGTGATCCGCATCCTGTGATGACAACTGATTGTCCTTCGGTGAATTCATGAATTCCTAATGTAGTAAATGTAGCAACATTGTCTGACAATGAAGTTGCTTGAATTGGTGCTTTGAATGTAACAAGCATTGGCAGGATAATCGATTCTGCCGTATCTATTATTTGATTTAAATAACTGTCACTATACAAGGCAGATGACACACCAAGGACAGATCGCAACTCGGTGGCTGTAATTATGCTTGGCATGTCATCTCCTTACTCCCTTAATGGATGCCTAGGATCGGGAGCAACCCTAGGCACTCAGTTAAATTAAGCTATATCTAACTTGCGGAAAGCTGTTGGGTAGCGATTAACCACACAAACATATCCGTAAAGTCCGATTTCAATGCGACCATTAGCAACAACATTGGCACGAAGCTCAATAGTTCCTGACTCGTGGAATCTCATTGCTTGTGAAGGATAAACCAAAGCAACTTTTGCATTTCCTGTGTTTCCTGTGTAGTTAGGATCTACAACAAGATTTAATCCTGCAACTGTTCCGTTTGTTGAACCCTGTGTAATTAAACCACCGGCATTCTGAGAAACGGCTGCTGCAAATAGAGGGCGACCTCCACTATCAACTGCACCAAGTAGGTTTGCAAAATCGATATTTACATAACCACCTGAAGGTGCAACCAAAAGATTGTTTGGAGTAAATCTCATCACTCCGTAAGAATCAGCAATTCCGTCAGCAATTGATTTGTAAATTGTTGATCCTGTTGATGAATCTGCGCCATCAGCTGCGATTGTTGCTGCATAGGCATCTGTTTTTTGTGCATAAGATGCAGCCAATTCACGAACAAGTAAATCAGCAAAAGATGGGTCTGAACGATCAAATAGTTCAACATTTACAATGTTTGCACCAGCAAACTTAACAATGTTATCCTCTTGGAAAGTAACTGCAGTATCAGTTGAAGAAAATTCTGAACCCTCTGAAGTTAGCGCAGTTGTGGCTTGCGCTCCTAATTTTGGAGTAAAGACCTTCATGCCACTTGCAGGAAGTGGAGCACGCTCGATTGAATCGATAAATGGACGAGATGAATCAATTACACCAATTACATCTCTTAGATAGTTAGGTGGCACCATTCCGGTGTTTTCTGAAACTGTTGCGATTTGTAATGCTGCAACTAAATCACGAGCATCTGTGTCGCCTTGAATTGCACGAATTTGTGCATTTAGATATTGTCCTGCTGTAACATTTGTATCAACACGAGGCTTTGTGTAAGCCACATATTGAGCAGTTACAACTGGAGCTTGTGATGCTTCTACCGCTTCGGTTGCGATAGGAGCTTCTGATGTTGTATCAGACACTTTGTCCTCCTGTGTTGTAGTTTCCTCAGCGGTTGCTTCGGAATTCTCTGGTGTTGCACTTGCTGCTACCTCAGCGACTCTTGCGCTGTCGATTGCTGGATCGGTTACCAAACTTACCTCTTGCAAGCTGCTGGATTGGATGCGTAACACGCCTTCCACATTTTTCCATTCATTAATTTTGACACCCACACTAAATCCATCACGAAGTCCGGTGGCTGCTTCCTCAAGAGCATCATCTGCTCTAAATGTCTTGGCTAAACGAAAAGTTGCTTCTAAGCCTGTATCTGTGGCGGTTATGTCGATTAACTTGCCCAACGGCTTTGTTGTTTGGTGCTCAAGTAATAATTTGACAGGCTTTGAGAAATCAATGCTGTCTTTTTCAAAAACAGTTAATCCGGCACTTGTTGAGCCTTGCTCATCCCAAGTTACGATCTTGCCTGAAATTGTTCGCTTGTTTGTATCGGCTGCGGTTATTTCAATTGGGAAACTAATTTTCATCGGATTAGATCCTCCTCCTCTTGGATTTGCTCAACGCTCATTGCGCCAATGCGATTTAGGATTTCATAAACTTGAGCACGCTCTAAAGCTGAGCCTCTCAAGAAATCATCAATGTCAAATCGAACTTCCATGCCATTTGGCACGAAATCTGGTTGTGAAAGTCTTTGCTCAATTGCTGTAAGTATTGGACGAAGCGAGAAGTCAATTAATGCTTTTCTTTCAGCTGTAATGTTTGAATAAGTCATTGAAGTAGTTTCAGCAGATACAAATGATGCTGGAATACCAGATGCTCTTGCAATTTCTAAAGCAAGGTATTGGCGTGCTTCGTTTAATTGTAATTTGGCTGGATCAAAACCTAAAGACTGTAATTCAACATCAGCATTTAAAAATGCAGTTGCTCTTGTTTGTCTTGACACTCTCCATGATTCTAATAATTTGCTAATGCGCTCTGGAGTAAGATTTGTGCCATTTGACTTTAATACCATTTGTGGCATTGGCTCTTTGGCATACATTTCAGCAGCCTTTTCTAATTCAGCAGCTGCTTTAATTGTGCGACCAGCACGATTTAGAATTCCTTCATCTAATCCATTAAATACGATTAATGAACCCAAGCCAAATGGCGGCACTCGCTTGCCATCAACTGTGTAATACTCAATTTCGGTTGAATTTGCATTTAATGAAGCAAATACTCTGTTTGGTGCAATTCTTGTCCATGCACGAATTCTTGATGCATCAGTTGCAGCATAAGAATCCATTATCATTCCGTAAGCAACGCCGTATAATAATAAATCCTCAGCAATCCAAGAATAAATTGCTGATCCTGCAACTCTTGGATCTGGTTGCATAATTACTCGGTTTGGTCTTACATGTTCATTTGTAAAATGATTGTATTGCTCAAGCGGTAAAGAGCCGACAGTTGAACAAATTATATTTCTGGCTCTAGCACCGGATGGGATCGCCATATACTGTTCACGAGTTGCAGTTGTAGTTCCAAATAAAATTCCGCCAACTAATTGCTGAGCGTTGTAAGGTGCAAGCGCAGCTGCAACATCTACTGAATTTGCCTGCTGATTTGATTTATTGGTAAAACGATCAAAAATTCCCATTAGCACATAATATACCATATTTACAAATTATCCGACTTGAATATCAATTTCCGTTTCTGCTTGTGTCGCAAAATAGGTTGCTAACGCCGAAGCGACAGCTGCACAAACTGCCACTCGACTAGCACGCCTTCCGATGATCCATGACCCATCCCCATAGGGCAGTTTCGCAGCGGAAAGCGTTTGTTGGGTCAGTTCATCCTGCCCACCATGTTGTAATCGATGGCTATTGATCGCCCCAAGCCACCTATCACAACTTTCAGCATATATCGCCCCATCCATATCTGTAATGGGAATTCCAGCAGGAACTAACCGACTTGCGACGGCTTGTGCAGTCCTTTTGGAATATGCGACAGTCTGAACATTATATTTTCTAACATAAGGTGCAATGTCATTTGCAACAGCTAAATCATTTATTGAATAATCATTTGACCAAGTGTGCAATAAAACTAAATTAAACTTTTCTCCTGGTAATTTCTGTGTTGCTATTAATGCGCCAAACTTACGATCTGGCGATAAATCTAAACCAAACCAAGTAGGTTGCTCTGGATCTAATGGTATTGGGTCGGTCTGACATAATGCCCATTTTTGTGCATCAATTGCTGAATTGATCGTATCTACCCATTGGGCTAAAACTTCAGTTCGCACAATATCCGGTGGATCATTAATTACAGCTTTTAAATTATCTGGATGAATTGTAATTCCCAATGATGGATTGGCTTGAGCGAATGCACTCCAATTGATCTCACCTGACGGAAGTAAGATCGGAGCATCTGGTTCTGCACTCCACTCAAACCAACCTATCGGGTCATCGGTCGTGGCTGATGCCAATGCCCTCTCACGCAATTTGTTTAAGATTACTGAATGCTGATCTCCGGCTGATGAATAAACCCAAACTTGCGGATTCTTAGCAGCCATCATGGAATATCGCATTGATGACCAAGCATCCTCATCTTTATATTCTCTTAACTCATCAAGATGGATGGTTTCAGGTTTGCTTAAACCTCTAGCTGCGTTATTGGCAGCTTTTACCACAAATCGTCTATTGCCAAACAACTCTATTTCCTCAGCACCATGTTGCCATCGGATTTTCTTTACTTCCTTTTCAAGTCTTGGATTTGTTTCAATTAAGCCAACTATCTGTCTAAAAGTTTCAAGTGAGGTCGTAAGTCTATGAGCTGATGCAAGCTGTAATCCTTCACCCCAAACAAACATGCCGGTCAAGATCCGGAGCATCATCAATGTGGACTTGCCTTGTTGTCTTGCCATGATTAGCCCAAGCTCTGAATGTGCCCACCTGCCATCTGGTCTGACTTTGTGACCATGTATGCAGACAAACCGCTGCCATTCCATAAGGTTGATGCCCAGTTCGGTGGCTAGGTCAATCATATCCTGACCTTTTGATGGTAAATCAGTCAGTTTTGAATGAATTCGTGGTGTTTGCACACCTCCTAAAATCGATTCATCAAGATCTGTCATGATCTCTCCCGTTTGTAAATTAATCAAAGCGATCCAGTCTGGAAGTGAGCGATCGAGGTGTTTTGTGGGTTAGAAAAGGAACG